ATATAGTCTAGTTGCTAAAATTTTTGATAAATAGGAATTGATAGTTGTGGACAAAAAAGAACTTTCACTAAAAATATTGAATGACGCATATTGTTCTTACAAAGTAGAAGAAATATGGGCTTTATTCTCAGGGGGACATGATAGTTTAGTGAATACTCATCTTGTCTCTCAATACCCCGCCTTTCGAGGTGTGTTGCATATTGATACTGGGACAGGAATCAAAGAAACTCAGGATTATGTAATAGAAACCTGCGCTATTTTTGGCTGGGAATTGAAGATATACAAAGCTTCTGAGTATATCAACAAAAATGGGGAATTAAAGCCTCAAATTTACTCACAGATGGTTCTTGAGCATGGATTTCCGGGTCCCCCAATGCACCAAAAAATGTATAATCGCCTCAAGGAATTGCCACTAAGACACTTCCTGAGAGATTGGCAAAAAATATCTGGGGGAAAAGTAATAGGACTTGCTACAGGATGTCGCAAAGAAGAAAGTATTAGGAGATTTAAAAATATTACTAAAAACGGTATCACCCAAAAACACGGTAGACAAGTATGGATTAATGCGATCGCCGACTGGACTAAAGATGATTGTGAACAGTACATGAAAGCATATCATCTACCCAGGAATCCAGTTAAAGATAATTTGTGTATGTCTGGTGAGTGCTTATGTGGTGCTTTTGCGCAACCCAATGAATTAAAACAAATTGAATATTTTTATCCTGAGAAGGGTAAAGAAATCCGAGCTTTAGAGCAGCAAGTCAAATCTAGGTTTCCGTGGGGATGGGATGAGACCCCTCCTGCATGGTGGTCTAAAAAAGTCGCCGCTCGTAAACTTGAGGAATGCGGACAATTAAACTTATTTTCTTCCTTGTGTACAAGTTGCGAATTTAAGTACGAGGCACATTAAAATGTATGAGTATACTGAATATCAATTAAGTGTTTTAAAGTTCCTAAAAAAGCGTAAAAGACCCTATCGAGTACCAGATATTTGCTATTACCTGAATATATCCAAGGCCTCTGTGAACTATGCTTTAAATAAATTGATTTTATATGGTGATGTTGTCAAAAATACTGAATCACGAAATATCTTATATGCGTACAAAGCTTACGCACATAAAATACTTCAATACAAAGACATCCGTATAACCAGTACAAAAAATTTAATTGCAATATCATCTGCAATACATAAATCCTGTCGTGGACTTACCGTAACAGACCTTTACAATCTACTTGGAATACCCAGGCAGAATATGTATGGGGCCTTAAAAATCATGGAAATAGAAGGAGAAATAGCCAAAATATTTGATCCTATCGAATATACCCACACTTATTTTTCTCTTAAAAATCAGTACAGCAAGAAAGCTTACGTGAAAGCTATGAAAGATACGCCTGAGAAAAAAATACTATTATTCCTGAAATTAAGTCCTAAGACAATTCAATCAATTGCCAAAAATTGCTTTGGCAATAACCGTCAAGCTATCCAGGGTACTTGTACTGTTCTTAATGAATTAGTGCGTAAAAATAAAGTCAGGATATGTTTAAGCACATCAAAAAAAAGATATGTAGAACTTGTTGATAATTCAGCGGAAATTGTTGATGATTTTGGACAGGAAAACATTGAACATAACTAGACTATATGATAATATAAAAATATTGGCAATAGAGGAATATATGACAGCATCAGAAAGATACGAATCAAGTAAAAAGGGTAAAGCTAGAAAAATGGCGTGGTGGTTACGGCGATCGCCGGAACAAATTGAGAAAGACAAAGAAGCTAACAAAATTGCAGCCAAAAAATACAGGGAACAGCAGAAACTAAAAAAACAGATGTAGTTGGAAATACCCCGGTGACTGGGGTATTTTTTATTTATAAATCAATAACCTTATCGGTATATTTATAACGTTTTTTTTTTAAATACTTATTGACAAAACAATAGCCTAATTGTTATTGTGATAACAATAAATATTTTTTCAAAAATGCAAAAAAATCAAAAATGGACAACAGAGATGGAGATGCTGTTACTTGATAGAATCAAGCAAGGAGCAACAATAGATTGGTGTGCAGAGTATTTTGAATGCTCAACAAGGACAATAAAAAGACGAATAATAATAGCCATTCAAACAAAAATTCAATTAATTGAAGAATTTGAAAAACTAGCAGATAAGTATGCAATAAAAATCGGTAAATCACCAGTCTGGACAAGACAGAAAGCAGTGGCATGGAGTATTTACAAATACTCTAAAGATAGTTCATTAAGATATTTTGAATTTATTAGTAATTACTAATAATTACGTGCTATAATCAAACAACGACTACTACAAATTCCTACGATCTATCACCACCTCAGTGGTGATTTTTTATATGTTAGAAGCTTTGAAACGCAAACACCCAGAATATAATGCAGAGTATTGGGAATTACTTTCAGCCATAGCCGAAGGTGCTGATTGCATGACAGACAGCATTAAACGAAAACTATTATCTAATCCTGATGCAAGACCAGAGGCAATCATAAAAGAAAGAATAAAATTCGCTAATTATAACAACAAGCTTGCACCAATACTGAATAGATTTAATTCAGAATTATTCAAAAATCCTGGAGTGCCAACTGGAAGTAGTGATCCGTTTTGGAGTGAAAATTTTTTCAAATACGGAGGATTATTGGATGGAGATGACGATGGAAGATGCTCCTTAAATACATTTCTCTCATCTGCTATGATGAGTGCCTTAATTTGCGGAAAAGCAGTTGCTCAAATTGATACTAAACTATCTTCAAATGCCATTTCTTTAGCCGATCAAAAAGCATCCGGTGAGTTAAATCCTTATGTCATTCTCCATCCCAGATCAGCTTTATGGGATTGGAAAACAAGCAGGGATGGATTTAATTTTTGCAAATTACATCAATTCCAATTAGTTCAAGAGTCCTGGGATAGCCCACGCATCCCCCAACATATATTTACTATTTACTATTGTCAAAATGAAAAAATATTGACCTCAAAATATGTGGTGAAGAGAATACCTAAAGATAACAAACCATTGCCATTAGTGCCGTTTATAGAGGCAGTAGAAGCAAAAGATATTATCATAGAACCAGTGATTGAAAATCAGCTGATTTTTAATGTCCGTGGGAAATTTGAATTTCCTATTGCTACCCTAACATTACCTAAATCTTTGTGGATGGCTGCCCAATTATTTGATTGCCAAAAATCCTACTTTAATCAAACAGCCGCACTGGAGTATGCACTGTATACAAATAATTATTCAATGCCTGTAATTACAGGTGTAGATGATGACACTGATGATCCAATACAAAATCGTGCCATGGGGGATGGGTATTACCTTACCCTTAAAAGCGGGCAACAAATCACCAACTTTGAAAGAAGCGGAGAAAGCATAAAGACAGCTATTCAATATAGAAATGAGATTAAGCGAGACATTTATGACGTGCTTCAGCAAATAGCCATGAGTGCTAGTGATGGTGCGGGCATTGTGGCTCGAAGTGGTGTATCCAAAGCAGAAGACAGAAGACCAGAGCAAATATTACTGGAAAAATATGGACAAATCATCAAGGAATTTATTTTACAGATACTTAAACCTGCGGCGATCGCTCATGGAGAAATAGTAGATTGGAGTATCACGGGATATGATGATTTTCTGGGTTTTGATCTTAATCAATTGCTACAGGATATGCAAGCAATAGAAGCAATTGACATACCTTCTCCCACATTTAAAAAAGAAGTCCAAAAGCACTTTATCAAGCGGGCTGGTAGAGTATATGATTTAGATCCAATGGCAATCTCATTATCCATAGATGAGATTGGGTAGAAATTATTTCCTACTGGGAAATATATTAATATCATATTATTCCATTTATCTATGGCACTAGACTCTGATACTTTGGCAGCTATCCAAGAGATCGTCACTGCGGCTATCAAACCAATTAGCGATCAATTGGAAAAAACAGTTTACGATAATAGCAAATTAAACCAATCAATTGCACATATATCTGAAGATCTCAATCAGAAGATCACGGCATTAAACCCAATGAGTGAATATGTGCAAAATCTCAAAAATCAAGAAGAGGAAAAAAAGGTAGAGCAACCAAAGGAACAAAGTAAGCTTGACAAGGCTGTTGCCAAAGTCCGGGAGGAATACGAGGCAAGATTCGCCCAATTACAACAACAGTTAGAAGCGCGTGATATTGAAACCCAAAAACTTAAAGAAGCGGATCGGCAAAACCGGATGCGTACAGACGCGCTATCTGAAATGAGATCCTTGGGAACAATTCGCGCAAACACAGAAGAAGACTTACTTACCCTTCTTGAAAAGAGAGGGCTGGTTGTGGAGAAGGACGATAAATTATTTATCAAAACTCAAGGTAAATACGGCGAAATATTAAATACACCATTTGCCGAAATTTTACCTAAAATGCTTGAAAATGATTTTGCCCATTTTTCTACACCAAGAAGCGGATCTGGTACTGATGGACAAAAAAGTTCCCGCGCTCCTCAAACCAATACTTATAGATTTGAGGAAATGTCTGCTCAAGAAATTTATAACAGATACCGCAACGACCCTGAAGCCATGAGAGCTTACGATCAATTACTTGAAGAATCTTTTACTAAGTAAATTTTTATAACTTTAACAGGAAATTATGCCTCCATCTTTTACCCCTAATGACTCACTTTTGGTGACTCGAATTGCTCAAGCAGCACTAACACAATTAAATTTAGTAGCAATGTACCCCAAGGTATGCGTGACTGACTATGAATCAGGAGCATTCACTAAGGGGAATGATGTCAAAATCAGGAGACCACGTCGTCGGCGTGCTATAGATTTAAACCCCAGATCAGCCGCAGGTTCTTTCAATGAAGCTACTTACTTTTCCTCAACTGTCACCCTTGATAGACTTTGGTTTGACGGCTGGCTTACTTACGCTTTTGATGCTGCGGATGCAATTAATTTATACATAAAAGAGACAGCTTCACAAATGGCGGATGCTATTGCTACCCCCAATGATGAATACATGAACTCTTTATTTACCACTTGGACTGCCACGACAGGAAACGTAGCACTGGGAGCAAACGCCCCAATTGGTGTATCAGCTTGTGTAGACTCAAATGGTAATTTAGCGAATTTTAATAGCGGCGGATTGATTGGCGCCGGGGTAATACTTGATAAAGAGAATGTGCCGGAAAGCGATAGGTACGCACTTATTAGTCCTGTGGCGGCTGGGGCTTTCCTTCAAGATGCGATCGCTGTCACAGGATTTGCCGGTACAAGTATTGGTGGTGGTTTAGTTGTTCAAAACGGATTTCACTCATTCTTACCCAGATTTGGGTTCATGATTGGACAAAGTAATGTCATCTCATCCCAGACTGGTGTCACTGACTTGGATACTACTGCCGGCATTCAATCCACACTACCAATTGCCAGCGTTGCGGCTACATCCGTTTTCACTTATGCAGATATGTCTGCTACTACCTCCGTAGGGGCGATTAACTTGACACTAACTGCGGGAACTGCATTGTCATCCTCCGTAGCTGTGGGTCAAATCGCTCGTATTGGTACAGCTTCTAAAGCCACAGCGTTTGGTGTAATTTTACGTATTAATACAACTACCGCAACCGCACCTGTAATCACCCTTGTACCATTTGCCCCAAATGGTACAAAATTAACAGCTAGTGATATTACGGCAGGCACTGATGTTTTTAGCATTCCGGCTATTCCTAGTATCAATACTGTAAATCACAAGGAAGGATTGTTAATGGCAACCCGGCGCATTGCCGAACCTTCGCCTGGTAGTGGAGCAGTAGCCGCTTCACTCACTGATCCAGAAACAAATCTGACAATCCAAGTAATTCGCGGTAACTTTGATACGGGAACAATAAGTGAAAAGAATGCATATTATATGCTTACCGGATCAAGAATCAGCGATTTCCGTAAATGTGCATTAGTCTTGAGTTTGTAATTATGCCTATCTTAATTTCTGCGGACGGACAAAGAGTACAAGTACACAATATGCAATTGCAATCATTCCTTGATATTGGGTATAGGTACGATGTAGAAAAGGAATTTGTACCTGAATCTGTTAATACAGTCAGTGATGCAGTTAAAATCAATACAGCATCATTGAAGGAATTAACGGATAAGCTGAAACTAACAACACTTCAGGCTAAAGATGTTCGGGAAAAAAGACCTTATTTTTCAATCTCTGATTTAATCAATCAATTTCCCGATATTCCAT